TAACTGGAAGTTTATCATCTAGATTTATTTCTACTGGTGGTGATCTTGCATTAAATCCTACTATTAGATACTCATTACCTTCTCAAACACAAGGTGCGAGTTGGGGAGCATTCTATTATCCTTTCATTACTGTTAGGGATTTAGGTAGAAATATAAATGTTGTACCAGCTGCATATGTTTCAAATAACTTTATCGCAAAATATGAAAACGCTTTACCGTGGTCATTAGTTGCCGGAGTTCGTAGAGGTGTTGTAGGTGGAACAGGAGTTGTAGGATTGGAAATCAATCTTGGAAAAGAAGACAGAGAATACTTAGAACCATTTGGATTGAATCCAATTGTATTCCAAAGTGGAACTGGGCCAACAATCTTTGCAAATAAAACTGCACAGCAGACTACAAAATCTGCTTTAAGTTCCATTAACTGTAGAGAGGTTGTAATTTATATCCAAGATGGAATAGAAGCAATTCTGAAAAACTATCTGTTTGAATTCAATACAGCTCAAACTAGATTGGAAATTAAAACACTTGCTGATAACTTCTTAGCAACGGTTCAAAATGATGATGGTGTTTATGATTACAAAAATGTAATGGATGAAACTAATAACACACCAGAAGTTATTGATCAAAATGTTGGTATCTTAGATACATACATTGAACCAGTAAGAGGAATGGAAATTCTCGTACAGAGAACTACTATTTTGAAAACAGGAGCTATTAGTTCAGGAAACTTCCAATAAGAAGAAACTAAAAGAGAATATATAAAAAAAATAAAATAAACTATGCCACTACCACATTATACCCAATCAAGGGCCAGTAGCCAAAGGTACGAACCAGTTCAGCCTAACCTTTTTGAGGTGACAGTATTTTCACCACTAGGGGATGATACGGGTTTAATCTTAGAGCAAGTTAAAACTATTGGAGGTTTAAATAACTTAAACCCTTCTGTAGATGCAATCGGACAGAAATACAAATTTGCTGACCGTTCATTTGCAAGTATGCCAGGTCAAACATTTATGGATCTGACTGTTAACTTTAGTCTTAACCTAAATGAAGCTAACGAAAATTACATTTACAATACATTCCGTAATTGGTATAAATTAATCTATGATCCATTAACTGGTGAAATGGGATTAAAGAAAGACTATGTAGGAAGTATGATCATTGTACAATACAACAGAGCAGGTGATATTTTTAGAAAGATTACTTGTAAAGATGTATTCCCTACAGGTCAACCTGATTTTGTAGATGAATTAAGTTATGAAACTCCAGACGCAGTTGATTTAACAATGACTTATCGTTGTGATCACTGGGTTGAAGAAAACGTAGGAGCATAATAAACTCTTAATATTTTTTATAGAAAACTGGCTCTAGGGCCAGTTTTTTTATCTTCACTCTAATATATATTATAAATTATATAATCTAAAATATGACTATCTTTAAAGTAGAAAACACAGTAGATGGAAAAGTTTATGTAGGTTATTCAGTTAATGATAACCCTAATAATTTAGGAGCAGGAAAATATATTAAAAGAGCAGTTAAAGATTTTGGCACAAGATCTTTTGAAAAGATTACCTTAGAATCTTTTAATACTGATGAATCATTAAGCCATATAATGGAAAGGCTAGAATATTGGATTAAAAATTATAAAGCCGATAATCCTAAATATGGATATAACGAAAGCGTACAGGAATTAATTCCACAGAAAAAGAGACTTACAAAAAAATTACAAGTACTCTTAACACCAGAAGACGAAGATAATTTAAATACTATTATTATTCAAAAGTCAATGGAAAATAAAACGAAACCGTTGCCAGTATCCAGGTATGTAAGACAATTAATAGTTGAGCATATTGTAAAGGAAACAGCACCTGAAAAACAATTAATAAAAACTAAATAATTATGAGTAGTCACGAAGACAACGTTAAGAAAGAATTTGAGGCAGCTGAAGGTATAGTAGATACTGCAGCTGAAGTAAAAACAAATGATGAAGGTAAAATTACTGAATTAGGTAAAGTAGATACTACAAGAGGATCTGGTATAACTTCAGTAGATGATCCTGAAATACAAAGAATACAATCATTAACAGGATATGTTAAATTAGATTTAGCAAACTTTCCATCAGGTGGTCAATTTTATAGAGAAGATTTTGAAATTCATATTAGAGCCGCAAGAGTTGGTGAAATTAGAGAGTTCTCTACATTAGATGAAGAAAATATTTTAGATGTTGATGAAAAGCTAAACTCACTTCTAGTGAACTGTACAAAAATTATGTATGGTAACCAAAGGGGATCTTATAGAGACGTTTTAGAAGAGGATAGAATATATCTAATCCTATCTATCAGGGAATTGACATTTAAAGATGGTGAAAATAAACTGATGATGCCAGTTACAAAAAAGAAATGTAAAGCTGGAACATGTAAATCACAAGAGTCAATGGAGCTTAGAACAGGTAATCTTCAATTTAATGAACAAGATGAATTAATAGAAAAATACTATGATCATCAAAACAAATGTTTTACGGTTCCTACGAAAAGTCATGGCGAGCTTACTATTGCACCTCCTACTATAGGTGTTATGAGAGCCATTACCGATTGGATAAGAAAACGGGAAGAAGAAAATAAATCTTGGGATAAATCATCCTTACAGATATTACCTTATATACAAAGAGAATGGAGAGGATTTAATGATAAAGAAATCTTTTCGGCAATAACATCATTTCAAGGATGGGATGCTAGTAAATTTTCAATAGTCTACAGATTAGTTGAGAAAGCGAAAATTGGAGTCAAACCTCAGTTTGTATATCCATGTGAAAGTTGCGGTGAGGAGGTCGCCGTTCCGCTCACGTTTCCCGGCGGGATCAAAGCTCTCTTTATTATTCAAGATATCTCATCTGAACTTTTATAAAGTAAGAGTTCTTATGTTAGAAAAGTTGCATCTCCAGCCATCAGAGCTGGATTTGCTTCCTTACTATGAGTATGAGTATACATTAGAAATGTTTAATGAGATACTTAAAGAACGTAATGATGATGAGAAACAGAATACTCAATCCTATGCGGATAAATATAATACGGACAGCATGTCTAAATCTATGAACAAACAGATGAGTTCTTTCAAAACACCATCTATGCCTAAGATAAGCATGCCTAAGTTCTAAATAAATATACCGAATGGCTGCAGTAACTCTTAAAGATTTAATGGATCCTCTAACTAAAATAGAGAAATCCGCGGAACAGACTAATGCAAAATTAGATGCTCTTATTGAGATGCAAACTGCTGGATCTGGTGGAGGTGGTTTGGAGCAAGCGATAGTAGATCAATTATCAGCTCAAACTACTTTATTACAGCTTATTGAGAAAAACACCCAAGGTGGTACTGGCCTTTCAAGTTTATTTAGTAGATCTAAACCTGATAAGAAAGCTGCTGCCACTGCAGGTGAAACTTTAAACCTTTTAGGTGTTGGTGCTAAGTCTACAGCTACAGGAATGTTATTGTGGATGTTGGTACCTAAAAAGACCATCACTAAATTCACTATGTTTGTTCAAGACTCATTTGAGGCTTTAGCAAATTCGGATCCTAAAAAAGCTAAAGAAGGGATTGAAGTTTTAGATTTAATGGGCGGCGCTATTCTTAAATTTTCTAAAGCACTCGCACTATCTGCACTTTTACTTATTCCTGGTATGCTTGCTATGCCATTCCTATTAGCTTCAATTGTTGTAATGGGTGGAGCAATGGCTTTACTAGGAGCAATGAGTAAAAGAATTAATAAAGGATCCAAGGCTTTAGATAGAATGGGCGATGCCATAAAATCTTTCGGTATAGGGTTAGCATTATTTGCAGTTAGTACTATGTTTATCTTATTAGTTCCTCAGGTACTAATAGGAATGGTTGCTACTCTTTTATTAATTGGTGGTGCCGTTGCTTTAATTGGTGGTAAGAAAATGTCTAAAAGAATTAGAAAGGGATCTCTTGGTCTTCTTATTTTAGGGGTTGCATTAATACCTTTTGCATTAGGTGTATTAGCGTTATCTTTTGCTACGAAAGGGAATAGTATTGGTGATGTCCTTATCCAAGGTGCTACAATATTAGCAATTGGCGCTTCTGCTGCCTTAGTTGGTAAATTTGGATTAAAGAATATTTTAATGGGTGCTTTGGCTCTGGTGGCAAACGGATTAGGTATGATGGTATTTTCTATGGGATATAAAGATTTTGCTGAATCAACCAAAGGAATGACTCTTGGTGATGTTGGTGTTCAGGCATTGGTGCTCGTAGCAGTAGGTGGTATAATGGCATTAGCCGGAATAGCGGTTGCTGCCACTGCAGGTACTGCTCTATTAGGCCCTGCTTTATATGCAGCAGCCGGTTTAGCATTACAAGAATTGGCACCAGGTTTACTTGCAATGAAAAAGGTAGACTATTCTCAAAAAGATGCCGAAGACTTATCATTTACATTAGGTGCTGTTGCAGCTGCATTTTCAGGAGTTGATCCTGAGGCAGGTTTCTTATCCAATATTGGTAATGTATTTAGTAGAGTTGTACAGAGTGGTGCCGGTGTTGCCGCCGCTGCAATGTATGGTGCTGCTGGTTTAGCATTACAAGAATTATCAAAAGGTCTTACTAAATTTAAAGCTATAGACTTTACACAAGAAGATTCAGAAGATCTTGCTGTTGCATTAGGATCTGTTAGTGGAGCATTCGCACAAGCCGGTGGAGAACCTGCTAGCCCTGGTGGTTTATTTGGTGCAGTGTTTGGAAATACCTTTAGCCCTAATGCAACTGAAAGAGGTATTGATTCTGTAATGGATTCTGGTAAAGCACTTTCATCTGTAGTTGATGGTCTTGCTGCATTCTTGGATCTTAGAAAGAAATATAAATTAGATGCAAAAGCCTTTGAAGAGGACGGTTTTTTAAATGTAGCAATTACAGATACATTAGGTTTCTTAAGTAAAGCATTTGCCACAATTGGCGGAATGGAAGTTCAAGATGGATGGGGTCCATTTAGCTGGGATGAGAACTTAGTTGAGAAAGGTATTGATGCAGTTAGAGGATCAGGTAATGCGTTAACTGATATAACTACTGGATTAAAATCATTCCTAGATTTACAAATAGAATATGGATTAACTTCTGAATCATTTGCATCTGACGGTTATTTAGCTACAGCTGTAAAGGATACTTTAGGTTTTGTTAGTAAAGCATTTGCTACAATTGGTGGAATGGAAGTTCAAGATGGATGGGGTCCATTTAGTTGGGATGAGAATTTAGTAGAAAAAGGTGTGGATGCAGTTCAGGGTGCAGGTAAAGAATTAACAAATATTGCAACAGGGTTAAAAACATTCCAAGAGCTAGTGGAAAAAGACATTGACTTCAGTCCTGGTGGTAAACTTGGAAAGGCTGTAAGTAATTCACTATCTTTTGTATCAACCGCATTTAGTGCGATTGGAGGAATGGAAGAGACTGATGGGTGGTTTATATTTTCATGGGATGAAAACACTGTAGAGAAAGGAATTGACGCTGTAAAAGGAGCCGGTTCAGAACTTAGTAATATAGCAAACGGATTAAAGACATTTGCAGATATGTCTGCAACGGTCGACTTCAGTAAAAAAGGTAAACTTGCTACTGCAGTTAAAAATGCATTATCATTTGTAGGTAGCGCCTTTATGAAAATTGGAGGAATGGAAGAGACTGATGGTAATTGGCTTTTCTCATGGGATGAAAACTTAGTTCAAAAAGGTATTGAAAATGTAGATGGTGCTGGTGCTGCATTGACTGATATAGCTGCAGGTTTACAATCATTTGCAGATTTAGAAAACCCTGGAGCAATAGCACAAGGTATTGAATCTATATTTACTTCTATAGGTGATACTTTTGCTAAGTATTATAAAGACACTACGTTCCGAACTGACTTAGATCATATGCAAGGGTTTATAACAGAATTATCTACTTATGCAAAAGATGGTTCATTAGCAAAGGCTGCAACAGATATTCAATCAATCTCTAATGCTGTAAATTCTATTGATTCCATGAAAGCAGAATCTTTTGCAAATCTATTTAAAGGAGCAGGTGATTTATCAAGTAATAGAAGAGCATATGCACAATTAGCTGATGCAGTAGAAGAGATAAGAGATATTTTAGGTAGCCAAGGTTCTAGTATTGGTGATGCCGTTGGTGGAGCTATCAGTAATGCATTCGGTGGTGGCGGAGGAGATGATAAGAAGAAAGGTGGAGACGGTATGAATAAAACTCTTCAAAAAATGAACGCTACTATGGGTAGGCTGCAATCTACTATGGGTCAATTACCTGCATCTATTCAATCAATTAAAATCGTAGTAGAAGATTAATTTCTAAATTTCTTAAAACCTTTTTAAGTTTAAGCTATATAAAATTAACAGAGAGTTAACAGAAATAGTATAGTTTTTATGGAAAAGAATATTGTATGGTTTGACTTGGAAACCACAGGAGTAAATCCAAGTAATGATAGAATTATTGAAATTGCAATGATTAAAACTAATGCCGAAGGAGATGAAATAGATTCTTTTCAGTCTTTAGTAAATCCCGGCCCTGATGCAGTTATGAGACAGGAAGCTCAGGATAAACATGGTATTACACCAGAGCAATTAAAAGATGCACCTCAATTTGATTTAATAGCTAAAGAAGTTTTAGACTTTATTGGTGATAGTGATCTTGGTGGTTATAACGCACTTTACTTTGATGTACCAATGCTCGTAGAGGAATTTATGAGAAGTGGTATTGCATTCTCACATCGCCAAAGAGCTGTGGTAGATCCCTTTTTAATTTATTCAAAATATGAAAGACGAGATTTAAGTACTGCATATAAAAAATATACAGGAAAAGATTTAGAAGGAGCTCATAGAGCCGATGTTGATATTCGTGCAACAATGGAAATATTTCAAAAGCAAAAAGAACTTTATGATATGCCAACTACAGCAAAAGAAATTGATGATGTTGTAAATGAATCAAGAAAGGATCAAGTAGACCTTAGCGGTAAATATAAGTTTGCTGAAATAAACGGAAAGAGAGAAATTGTATTTAACTTCGGTAAAAATAAAGGTAAACCGTTTAAAGAAGTTTATGAAACAGATGCAAGATACATTCAATGGATTATTGATAAAGGTGAATTCTCAAAAGAAGTAAAAATCATATCTAGAAAACTCCTAGAGAAAATGAGAGCAGAAAACCCTGTTTTGTAAATTGTTAATAACTTTTAGAAAAAAGATCTCATTTTATTTTCAATTCCCAATTTTTTTTATTATATTTATAATATAATTAAATAACACGGAATATGTCTAAATATCAAGAACTACTACAAAATCCTCCAAGGCTAACAGTAAAGAAAGATGCAAGAGAGGTAATTATTAAAACGGTAAGTTGTATGTGTGATAACGTACATTACCTTAAGTTTAAGAAAAATTCAGAAGGTGATTTTAAAATGTCAGGTGGTGGATTTGCTTTATCTAACTGGCAAATGAAACATAAACCACATGATATTGAGTGGATCGCTGATGAAGGTAAGTGGAACCAAGTATTTAGAATGATTAATACCGGAACAGAAAAAATTGAATCTTTAAAAAGTAGATAATGGCAATAACAACAAAACCAATGCCTGGATCCGAAATGATCCACGTTGACTTAAGCGGCCCAGATGGTAATGCATTTTCATTAATTGGTCTGGCTCAAAAATTAGCAAAGCAACTTCACTATCAACCTGATGAAAGAGGAGAACTCACAGCAGAAATGATGGGTGGGGATTACGATAACCTGTTAGAAGTTTTCGATAAACACTTCGGAGAATTTGTAACATTACATAAATAATATGAAAGAACCGACACCATACCGTATGATAACGGAAGAAGAACACATTGAAGAAATTCTAACAGAAGCATCGGCCTATGGCTTAAGAGCTGAGGTAAAGCAGTATGCTGAAAAGCTTTTGGATGAATCCCCAGAGATGGATCCAATTGATGCCTATAATCATGGATTCCAAGAGTGGATTAAATAAATTATGGAAAAAGATAACGAAGGCAAAAAACTAAAAGAAGTTAAATTAACTTTACAAGAATGGAATGATGCTCTTCGTGTACCTACACCTGTAAGAAATAAGAAAAAATATAGGAGAAAGAAAAAACATAAAGGTAAAGATGATGAATAGTATATTAGAAAAAATAAGTTGGTGGACTCATAAATGGAATTATAGTTTTGATTTACTCCAGATAGACCTACACAATAACCATGAGTCTTGGGGTTTCAGATTTTTAAATTTTAAGGCTAATTTCTATGATCATTCTCTTTTGGCTTTTTATTTTAGATTACCTAATAAAACAACGGTTAAGAAATTTCACATAGATCATATAGATTTATTTTATTTAAATAGGCCTCTCTATAAAGTTTATGATAAACTAAACGATAGAGAATTATGGATGCCTAAATCTTTTTCAAAATTAGATAAAATTAAATTAGCAATCTTAGATAAAATATTTAATAGATGATAAAAAAAGAATGGCATTGGATGGACACTAAAGTTCCTCTATCTTTTATTAGAGATGAAATGAAATGGGTAGAGCAAGTTATAACTCATGAAGATAATAAAAATTTACATTACCCAGCACTTAAGCAGCTTATAAATAATTTTCATAATAAATGGGTAAGTAATAACAATACAGTAATTATGAATATTTACCGTGAGTATCTTAATTCAGTTTTGAGAAGTGAATTTGGTAGGTAATTAAACCTTTGAGAATTTATCAATATAAAAATAAATCTAAAGAATGGCAGTAAGCATTGAAAAGAAATATCAGAAACTTACAGATACAGAACATGTATTACTTAGACCAGGTATGTACATTGGTTCTGTTAAGCCACACACAGAAGAAGTTTATCTTTTAGATAGAAGAAGTTGGAAATTGGTACCTAAAGAAATTACCTATAACCCAGGATTCTTAAAACTCTTTGATGAGATTGTATCTAACTCAGTTGATGAACATAAAAGAAATCCTAAACTTAATCAAGTAAAAGTTAATATTGATATTAATACAAATAAAATATCAATTTGGGATAACGGTGGTATTCCTGTAGAAATTCATAAAAAGTATAATGAATGGGTGCCTGAAATGATTTTTAGTAATTTAAAGACAGGTAGTAATTTTGATGATACCGAGGAGAGAACTGTCGTAGGAACTAATGGTGTAGGTAGTACATTAACAAATATATTTAGTAAAGAATTTACAATTGATACTTGTGATAAGAAGAAAAGATTTACTCAAACCTTTTCAAATAATATGGCAAAGAAAACTAAACCTGCCATAAAACCACAAAAGAAAGGCTTTACTGAAATTTCATACATTGCCGATTTTAAAAGATTTGGTATGAGTAAGATTGATAAAGCTTCAATTCAAATGATTGAAAAAAGGCTTTATGATATTGCTGCATGTAATCCTAAATTAAAAATCTGGCTAAACGGAGATCCTATTACATTTAAATCCTTTAAGGAATATTCTGAATTGTATACCACACCAGTATTCTATGAACAATCAGAAAATTGGCAAATAGGTATAGGTCATTCTACATCAGGGTTTAAAGCTATCTCATTTGTAAATTCTGTTGAAACGAAAGATGGTGGTAAACATGTAGACAACATTACATGGCAGATTACCCAATTCCTTAGAGATAAGATTAAAAGAAAGCATAGAGTTGATGTAAAACCTTCCGAGTTAAAAAATCATCTATATCTTTTTATTAATTGTACAATCATTAATCCTGCATTCTCATCTCAAACTAAAGAGAAGCTTATTACTGAACCTAAAGACTTTGGTAGTATTCATGTACTTTCCGATAAGACATTAAGACAAGTTTTAAATTCAGAAATAATTCAATCAGTTTTAGATTGGATTAAACAAAAGAAAGCTGCTGAAGAAAGATCTAAGCTTAGGAAATTAAATAAAGGTTTAGATAAGAAAAAGGTTGTAAAACTAATTGATGCAAAAAAGAGAGGTGATCGAAGTAACTGTACTCTTGCAATCTTTGAAGGTGATTCTGCATCCTCTGCATTTAGGCAATATAGAAATCCTAATATGCAAGGTGCATTTCCACTTAGAGGTAAATTTGTAAATGTAAGAGAATCTATTCCTTCTAAGGTTGTACAAAATAAAGAAGTACAATCTCTTATGGCGGCATTAGGTTTAAAGATAGGTCATGAACCTAAAGATTTAAGATACGGTAAAATATTATTGTATACTGATGCCGATGTAGATGGTAATTCTATATCTGCTTTGCTAATTAATTTCTTAGGTAAATATTGGCCAGAGTTATTTGAACAGGGTAGGGTGCTAAAGGTAGAAACTCCTCTTATGGTTGCTAAGAAAGGTAAAGATACATTAAGTTTTTACTCCGATGAAGATTATAAAGAATGGGAATCTAAACAAAGATCATTATCATCTTGGAATATTGAATATAAGAAAGGTCTTGCTGCATTAGAGAATGAAGAGTACCAAGAAATAATAAGTAATCCTAGAACCTTTACATTGACTAAAGATAAGGATTTTGATAATACGTTAGATACATGGTTCTCTAAAGATTCAGAACCAAGAAAGAAAAAGATTTTAGGAGAGGATCTTATTTATAAAGTAAGTGATAAATCATTATTTTAAAATATGAGTAAAAGAACAGTAACAGATTTTTTTGATAAGGAATATCTTGAGTACGCAAAATATGTTGTAGAGAATAGAGCTATACCTAGTTGCATAGACGGATTAAAACCTACACAAAGAAAGGTAGTATACATTGCTAATAAAATATGGAAAAGTGGAAATGAAAAACCAATGAAACTTTTTCAACTTGCTGGTCGTGTAGCAGCTGAGGCATATTACCATCACGGTAATACTTCATTGGAATCTGCAATGGTTGGTATGGCACAAGGGTTTAAAAATTCATTACCTCTTTTAGATGGTATAGGTCAATTTGGATCGTTAAGATCTCCATCTGCTGGTGCACCTAGATATATCAGTGGAAAGTTACATCCTAACTTTAGACTTCTTTATAAAGATTTTGAATTATTAGAAAATAAAATTGAAGAAGGGGAAAAAATTGAACCTGAGTTTTTCTTACCTATCATACCTACAGTAATCTTAAACGGATCTTCCGGTATTGCAGTAGGTTTTGCTACAAATATTTTAAATAGAAATCCTAAAGATGTTGTTAATGCATGTATCTCTGTTCTTAAAGGTAAGAGAATGCCAGTATTAGCACCGTGGTTAAAGGAGTTTAGCGGCACTTTTACTAGAGATACGGTTAATCCTAAAACATGGAAGATAAGTGGGCTATATGAGGTGCTAAACACCACAACAGTTAAAGTAAATGAAATACCTCCAGGTTTTACTTATGAAAGATATGAAGAGCATCTAAATAACCTAACTGAAAAAAGAATCATTTCAGGTTATGAGGATAATTCATCAGGTAAAGTAGAATATGTACTTAGGTTTCAAAGAGCGGTGCTCAAAGATTACATTAGCAGAAATAAACTTGAAGCTTTATTAAAAATTAATACACAAGAAACTGAAAACCTTACAACGATTGATGAAAACGGTGAACTTAAGATTTTTAATAAAGTAGAAGAAATTGTTAAACATTTTGTAGAAGTCCGATTAACATGGTATGATAAAAGAAAGGCTTATCTTATTGCAAAGCTTGAGAGAGAATTACTTATCATTTCAAATAAGGCAAGATTTATAAAAGATATCATTGATGGAAAACTAACAGTAAACAATGCACCTAAGAAATCTATTATAATTTATTTAGAAGCAAATAAATTTGATAAGGTTGACGGTTCATATAATTACCTTTTAAATATGCCTATCTATTCTTTAACGAAAGAAAGGTTTGATGAGTTATTAAAACAAGAAGCTGATAAGAAAGCTGAAAAGAAAATCATAGAAGGTACTGATCCTAAAGATATGTACCTTTCTGATTTGGAAATATTAAAGAAGGCAATTAAGTAAACCTTTTAAGAAAAAGCAATATAAAAATAAACAATATTATGGCTAAATTTAAATTTGAGACTAAGAACGGTACTTATGTGTCAGGTTGCCAAACCGATACAGAAGAACTTGCGTGGAAATGGATTGCTCAAACTAAACAATTACCTATAAAACAGGCAAAGGAACTTTATAATATTACAAAAATAGATAAAAATGATGATTGAATCAAACTCAACAGTAGACTCTTCAATGATAAACAGAGTCATTTACAATTTTCCTAACAAGTCACTTAAGATTGAATTTAATTCAGGTGCTCTTTATGAATACAATAATGTAGAACCAGAAGTTTATGATAACTTATGTAAAGCTGAATCTCAAGGAAAATTCTTTAACGAACAAATTAAAAATAATTACGACCACACTCAACTTTTAATAAACTAAATTATGGCAACAAATACTAACGCACTTTATGAAGCCCTTAAGGCTCAGTTTGAAGCACAGAGACAAAAGGCAATTGCAACTCTTACTGTATATTTAACTAACCCAGTAGGAATTGGAGAGCATCCACAAATCATTGATGAAATGGTTGAACAGACAAAATCATTGGCTGAAGCCGAGGATTGTTTAGAAAGACTAAAAGATACCTTCGAAGTTAACGAAACTAAATCGGAAGGTATAAATGAATAAAGTTATTTTAGTAGGGAAGGCTGCTGCTGGAAAAGATCATATGAGAAAGATCCTTAGCGGTCGAGGTTTTCAGTATGGAATTTCTTATACTACTCGACCGCCTAGAGAAGGTGAAATAGACGGTAAAGATTATTTCTTTTTAACTGATGATATGTTTAAAAGAAAAATCAATCAAGGCTATTGGTATGAATGGATTGAATTCAATGGGTGGTATTATGGTACTAGTCAAAGACAATTTACTACAAGCTGCAATCTTTTTATTATGACACCTAAAGGTATAAGTCATATA